GAGATTAAAAAAATAGTTAAAAAGAAAAAACGAAAAGTTTATTTCGGACAAGAAGTTCAAGATGCTGTTGTAGAATATAATTCATCATCTAATGATGAAGAAAGAAATAAAATTTATGGAACACGAATACATAAAGCTTTTGATAAGTTAGCTGAGAATATAATTAATACATTTAAATTTACTTATTTTGACTATGGATTTGAAGATATTAAACACGAAGTTGTAGCTTTTATGGTAATAAATATGCACAAATATGACCACACAAAAGGTTCAAAAGCATTTAGTTATTTTTCAGTTGTGGCTAAAAATTATTTAATTCTTCATAATAATAACAATTATAAAAAAATGAAAACTCACGATAAAATGGACGTATTGGATAGACATAGAGGTAATGATACTCAAGGTGAATCTGATATTGTAACATTAACAAAAGAGATAATAGAATATTTTGATAACAATATGAATACAATATTTAAAAAAGATAGAGATTTAAGAATTGGATATGCTATTATTGACTTAATGAAACAAAGAGATGATATTGAAAACTTTAATAAAAAGGCAATATATATTCTTATTAGAGAAATGACAGATGTTGAAACCGCTCATATTACATCTGTGGTTAATGTATTGAAGAAACATTATAAAAAACTATTAAATACTTATCATAAACATGGTACAATAATATATAATTTTTCAGGTTCTTTCTTCTAAATATTAAACCCTCTTAAATGAGGGTTTTTATTTTATACAATTTCTTACAATTTTTATATTTATATATGAATAACTACATCTTGAGGAGATTGTATGTCAGACGAAAAAGAAATATTTGAAGGTAAAACCTTTCAAGACTTAACAAAAGACATTTATGAGAACACTACAAAGCGTAAAGTTCAGATAGATTTGTTAATATCAGAGATACACGGATTCATCACAACGATTGATGATGTGGTTATGGTAGCTCCAATTATAAAAGAATATATGGATACAGCTGTTCGTAATGATGAACATCTGGTTAAATTAGCTGGTGTATTACAACGAATTATATCTAAATCACAAGGTGATTCTGATGAATCAATGTTATTATCAGATTCAGAAAAAGAAGAATTAATGAGTACACTTCAAGATACAGTTGATGATTTAAACAACGAACAGGTTAGACTTGAAGGTATAAAAAACAAAACAATAAATCCAAAGATTTCGGAGAGTTAAATGGGTTCAACATTTACAACATTCTCAGGACAAAAAGTAAAAGGATTTGCAGGAAAAGAATATTCTGTACCTGTCTATTTACAATTTGTACCTGGTTATTGTGTAGAAGCTGTACATTCACAAGAATCATTAGGATTTAAGGGCCCAAGTACAATAAATTCAATTTATGCAGTATCACATGTCCCAAATACAACTGGAAAAAGAAGACAACAATCTTTTAGTGAAGATAATAGATATTTTCCTTTATTGAGAAATCACGGAGATATTCCAACAAAAGGTGATCCAGTATTACTTTGTACTATTGGTAAAATTAATTATTACTTAGGACCGATTAATACAATCAACAATAGTCCAACTTGGAATGATGATTTAAATTATAAAAAAGAATTAACAATACAAAATAAAGATATTTTACAAAATACACAAAGAGGTGAAAGAGGTGAAAGTTTAAATTTTAACAAAGAGGCTTTATATTGTAGATTACAGAAAAAAAGAAATGATGACTTAGATTATGGAAGTATAGTTAATGAGGTTAGTGGTGATTATATAATTGAGGGTAGACATGGAAATAGTCTTCGTGTTGGTAGTAGAAGTAATAATCCATATATTTTTATATCCAATGGGCGAGGTAACTTTAATAAATTTGAAAGTTTAGGTGATGGTAGTTTGATTACTATAACTTCAAATGGAACATTGGCAGAACATTTTCCAGGTTATTATGATGTTAATACCGAAGAAAATATAAAAGGTTTTACATTATCATCAGATGGTGTTGAAAACAACACTTATCCAATTGGAACTATACAATCGGATTTAAACAATGGAGCTGATATTCAAGATACAATTTATGGGTATAATGGAAATCAAATGTTATTACACTCAGATAGAATAACTTTAAATTCTAAACTTGATGATATTTTTGTATCATCAATAAAAGATATTTATATTGGTAGTGGTAGACATTTATCTTTAACATCACCAAAAAGTATAAACATTTTATCAGATAATGTAAATATTGGTAATAAAAATAAAGCTACTATGGAATCAATGGTATTGGGTGAAGCTTTAAAAGATGTATTGAATGACATAATTAGTTTAATACCATCAATAACGATAACAACTCAGTTAGGCCCACAATCACCAATGCCAACTATACAAGCAGATATACAAAAAATTACAAACAAGATTGAAAGTATTACAAGTACAAAACATAAAATAGAACAAGGATAGTTATGAAAAAGAAAAAAACAAATATAAAAACTATAATCAGACAAATCGTTAGAGAAGAAGTTGCAATGGCTATTAAAGAAGTCATTACTGAATTAAAACAACCAATTGAATCTCAACCAAAACCTAAAAAAATAATTGAAAAAAAATCATTTACAAAAAATTCTGTATTGAATGATGTACTGAATGAAACAGCTGCAAGTGATGAATGGAAAACATTAGGTGGTAGTGAGTTTACATCAGACAGAATGAATGAATTAGTTGGTGGGCAGTATAGTGATATGATGAAATCAACACCACAACAAGTTCCATCAAGTGACCCTATGGCACAATTCCTAAATAAAGATTATAGTGAAGTGTTAAAGAAAAGTGAAGAAAAATCTAAAATGAAACATGGTGGATAACAATGGGGTTAAAACAAGATTTAATTGATGCTAAAGTGAAAGCAGCTAGAGACACTGGAATAACAAAACCACTTGATACTTCCAATGGTTCTTTCATTGAAAGAGAAGCTGAATATACTAAAGAAGCAATTGTTAGATTCTTAACAGAAGCTGAATTTCGAATTACTCGATTAAATGCTCCTGTTGTTGTAGAAAAATTTAAAATACCAGAACAATTAGTAAATGTTGAATTGGATACTATGTTGGGTGAGTATGGACCAATGTTAAAAACATTAAAAAAAATAGGTGACCCACTTGGTTTAGGTTCATTGATAGATTCATTAGAGGGTGAAATAGAAAAAGCTGTAACTCCATTATTAGAGGGGGGTTCAATTTTACCACCAATAAATTTAGGTAAAGATGATGGTGGATTAGAATCAACTGGTTATGTATTTATTGGAGAACCACCTGATTCAGAAGATGATTTTGATATAGAGGATGAAAATGGACAACGAGAATTTACAACTGTAAAATTAATTAGAGATGATATTGAGGATATATTATAATGGCTATTAAAGATACATCAAGAAAACCTTTTATTGAAGATAACGATACTAATGTTAAAATTGGTATTGATTTACCAATTAGACGAGATGATGGGTTGGGTGGATTTTTTGCATCAACTTCAACAACCATTGAAGCTGTAAAAAACAATATAAGAAATTTATTAAACACTAATGAGGGAGAAAGATTATTTCAACCAAACTTAGGTTTAGATTTAAGGAGTATTTTATTTGAACACATTACAACTGAAAATTTAGTTGGTGTTCAGAATGCTATAATGGATAAGTTTGAATTTTGGTTACCTTTCGTTGAGGTAAGAAATATTGAGGTTTTAAGTAGAGATGACACTACAGATATTGCAGCAAATGAAATTAGAGTAAAGATATTATTTAACATTAAACAAGACCCAAACACTTTAGATTCCGTAACTTTAGATTTTAGTAGTGATACATCAGAATCAGAAAATATTGAATATTAATTGGAGATAAAATATGCCAACATATGGTAAAAACAATTTTAAAGAATCAAATGTAAATTATTTAAATAAAGATTTTAGTGCATTAAAATCGTCATTGATGAATTATGCAAAATCTTATTTCCCAAACACATATCGTGATTTTAATGAAACGTCACCTGGTATGATGTTATTAGAAATGAATGCTTATGTTGGGGATGTGTTATCATTTTATATTGATAAACAATATCAAGAATTATTATTACCACTAGCTGAAGAAAGAAGAAACATAATTACTATGGCTAAAATGCTTGGTTATAAAGTAAAACCAATTGTACCAGCTTATGTTGATTTAACATTTACTTCTAATGTAAATGCTTCAAGTGGTGATACCTCTAAAGTTGATTATAATAATGCTAGTGTATTTGATGCTGGTATTGAATTAACTTCTGATTCTAATTCTGATATTATTTTCACAACATTAGAACCAATTGATTTTAGAATTACAGGCTCTGATGATACTAATACGATTGGTTCAACAGATGGTAGTGGTTTAGCTTCAACCTATACATTATCACGAACTGTAAGAGCTATGAGTGCAACTGAAAAAACAATTACATTCCAAGTTGGAATACCTGAAAAATTTAAAACACTTACCATACCAGACACAAATGTTATTGATATTGTCTCTTGTGTGGATTCAAATAATCAAAATTGGTATGAAGTTGATTTTCTTGCACAAGATAAAGTGGTAATTGAAACTCATTATACTGAAGATCAAAATAGAGATTCAGCCTATGTGGGTGAAACAGGTGAGATTGTACCATCAACTGCAGTTCCATTTTCTTTAACCTACATTACAACAGGAAAAAGATTTACTCGTGAAACTAATTTAGATAACACAACTTCATTAGTTTTTGGTAATGGTGTATTGAAAGACGGACAACTGGTTGATGAGGGTTTTATTGATATGGAACAGGTTGGAATTATAATTCCAGGACAAACTAATGATTTAGATAGTTCTATAGATCCACTACTTGGTGATGAGTATTCAACTCTTGGTGAAACACCAAACCAAACAACATTAACAATAACTTATCGTGTAGGTGGTGGAATTAATTCAAATGTATCAAGTGTAGATTTAACAACTATACCAAGTGGAATTACACCAGCTATTGATGGTGGAGCTACACTTAATACTGTTACAAACAATAATCCGGCTCGTGGTGGTAAGGATGAAGAGGACACAATTGAAATAAAAGAAAGAGCTAAAGCGTTTTTCACAACACAAAACAGATGTGTAACCAAAGAAGATTATGAAGCTAGAGTGTTAAACATACCAAGTAAGTTTGGAAATATATCAAAAGCTTATGTTACAAGAACTAGTGTAAATCAATCATATTCTGGACTTTCAAGTTTACCAAGTTATACAACTTTTATAAGTTCTACTCAAAATGTAGCTAATAAACTTTTAGAAGCACGAGATTATTTTGTAACTGCTCTACAAGATAATGCTGATTTTGATACTTCTTTAGAATTATCAATTAATAATTTTTTAACTAAATATGATGACAATTCTACGAACACTCTTGCTTTAAATCTTTATAGTCAAAACAAAACAAATTTTACGGAAGAAGCTTCTCAAAATCTATCAGACCAATTAGGTACAATTAATATTTATGCATTGGGATATAATAATAAAAAACAATTAATTGGTAATCCACACACGAATACAACTTTAACAAGTGATAATTTACCATTGACTTTAATGTCAAACATAAAAAAATATTTAGAAAACTTTAAATTAATGACTGACACTATTACACTAAACGATGGATACATTGTAAACTTTGGTGTAATGTTTGATGTTGTTGCTGAGAAATATTCTAACAAACAAAAAGTAAAATTAGATTGTATTCAAAAAATTAAAGATTATTTTAGAATTGAAAAAATGCAATTCAATCAACCTATTTTTAAAAGTCAATTAGAATATGAATTAATGGGTGTCGAGGGTGTTCGTTCTATTGGACATGTAACAATTACTCAAGAAAAAGATTATTTTTATGATGATGGTGATGCATTAAATTCATCAACTTATACATATTCATTTAGTACATCTGGTGAGGGAGCTGACATAGATGGTGATGGTGTTAATGATGGTAGTTTTATAACAGCTGATGGGGGAACTATTGGATATGGATATAAATATGATTTTCAAACTGCTCTTTCATCTGATGGAACAATTGTAGTTCCACCAAACACAGCAACACCAACGGTTTTTGAATTAAAGAATCCAAATCAGAATATACAAGGAAGAGTTAGATAATGCATCATTTTATTTTTCCAAAACAAGACACTTGGATTTCAAGTGGTTCAAACGCAGATACAACTAATATATCTGAAAAAGACCAAAACTTTGGAAGAGACCAAATACTTGAAGTTAAAAAAGAATTTTATAATAATACATTCAACCATTCAACAAGAGCATTGATTCAATTTAGTGGAACAGATTTTACCAATATGTCTCAATCAATTGTTGATGGTAAAATTACAAGTCCAAAATTTTTTTTAAGACTGTATGAAGTGGAAGGTAATTCAGAACTTACTTCGGGAGATTATACTTTAGCTATTCAACCAATCTCACAATCTTGGGTAGAAGGAACTGGTAAGTTTGATGATAATTTAAAAAATACAAATGGGTGTAGTTGGGAAAATCGTAGTAATCCAATTAATGGTAATAAATTACTATGGGCTGATACTGGTGGTTCAATATTGAGTGTTAGTCAATCAATTCAAACATTTTCAAATGAAACTCCTGATGTAAATGTAGAAGTAACTGATATGGTAAATATGTGGTTAGAAGAACAAGAAGAAAATTATGGAATGTTAGTTCGTTTTAGTGGTAGTCAAGAAACGGATAAATTAGAAGGTTTAACTACATTTGGTAAACTTAAATTTTTCTCAAGAAACACACATACAATTTATCAACCAAAATTAGAAGTTAGATGGGATGATTCAAGTTTTGATGCTGGTGTAACTGGTAGTTTAACTGAATTATCAGTAACTGGTTTGGTTAATAATCACTTATATGTTAAAGGTTTAAAGGAAAGTTACAAAGAAAATGAAAGAGTTAAGTTCAGAGTAGGAGCTAGAAAAAAACATATTCAAAAAACATTTACTGAATCAGTACATATTTCAAGTGGTTCTTTTATACCAGAAGGTAGTGGTTCATATGCAATTAAAGATGTTGCAACTAATGAGTTTATTATCCCATTTAGTGAGTATACAACATTAAGTTATGATTCAAATTCAAACTATTTTTATCAATGGTTAGATGGGTTTTATCCTGACAGAGTTTATAAAATTTTATTAAAATTAAAAACAAATGATAGTCAAGAACAAATCTTTGATAATGATTTTGAGTTTATAGTTAAGAGGAATATATAAAAAATTAATATTTATAATTGAGTAGAAATACCAAATGAAGCAATGGAGAACTTAAATGGCTGATTTAACAAATAAAATAGTATCAAGTAATTTTCAGAAATTATTACAAAAAGAAGGACTTGTTGTTCAAGATGGAACTGGTTCAGCAACAGCCCTTCAATTAAGTGGTTCAGGTAATGTCGGAATTAATCATACCCCAGTTGATGGATATAGTTTATTTGTAGATGGTGCAGTTTCAGCTTCATCATTGGCAGTAAATGATGGCACTATCTTCATTGGTCAAACTACTATGTCACAAAATTCTGATGGTGGATTAACTTTTAGAGATAGTGCTTCAAAAGAATTGGGTTCTTTTCAAGGTGATGGATTTTTTGTATTATCATCTTCTTTAGAAGATGGTGGTAATGGAAAACCTCTTTTTAGTATGACAAGACAAGTTGGTTCTACTCAAAATAACAATGTCATGCAGGTTGATTTAACATCTTTAAAATTTATACAAGGAACTGTTGGACAAAATGGCCAATGGAAATTTGGTTCAACTCCAAGTGGTTCAGGTTATTCTAAAGATTTCTTTATAAATGATTCATATACTGGAAACCCTGTTCCAGGTACATCAATTAATAATCCAGCTATTTATATAACTGGTTCAACTAAAAATATTGGATTGGGTAGTTTTTCTAATTCAACAAATAAACTTGATATAAGTGGAAGTTTATTAGTATCTGGTCTTAATGGACATATAACAGCATCAGGTAATATAAGTGCGAGTGGAATCATTACTGCTGAGGGATTAGTGATTAGTGATGACTTTAGTTTAACAGATGATTTAACAGTTGGTGGAAATATAAGTGCAAGTGGAACAGCTCATACAATCGGTGGATTTACAATGGGAAGTGCTGATGGTACGATAAGTAGAAATTTAAATCTTGGTGGAAGTATAATTCACGATGGTGATAATGATACGAAAATAGCTTTTACAGATGACACAATAACAATATCAACTGGTGATGTAACTACAACTGTTCAAGAAGGACACATAACCGCAAGTGGAAACATAAGTTCGAGTGGAAATTTAATTGGAGCTAAACTTGGAATCAATGTAGATTCTCCTAATGAAGAAATACAGATTCATAGTGCTGGTAATACAAATCTTCAAATTACAACTCCGAACACAGGTACAGGTGCAACAGATGGTTTAGTTCTTGGTGTAGGTAATACAACTCAAGATGGTTATCTTTGGAATTATGAAAATTCTGATTTATATTTTGCTACCAATAATAGTGAAAGATTAAGAATCCAAAATGATGGTAATGTTGGTATCGGAACAACAAGTCCAACAAAAGCATTACAAGTAGAAGGTGACATAAGTGCAAGTGGTGATATATATTTAGATAATGATAAATCATTAATAATCAAAAACTCAGGTGGAACTGATGTAAATGTATTAAAAGTAGATACTAATAATGATACTATATTATCTGCTCCATCCAATGAAGAATTAAAACTTGTAACTAATCCAAATGCAACTACCGAAGGTATAAAATTCTATACAGATGGTGGAACGACACCTAATGTATTTATTCAAGATGGTGGAAAAGTTGGTATCGGAACATCAAGTCCTGCAGGAGTATTACAAGTAACTTCAGATGGTTCAAATAAATTTTTTGGTGTATTTAGTGCAAGTACTGGAGCAGGAGCTTACAAATTTTATCAAGATAGTAATAGTCATATGGCTTTATATGGTTATAATTCAAGTGGAACTGCAAATGTAGTTATTAATACAAATGGTGCATCTTATTTAAAAGGTGGAAATGTATTAATCGGTGGTTCTTCTGATAATGCAAATGACAAATTACAAGTAAATGGAAGTGTAAAAACAACTTCACACATAACCGCGAGTGGAAACATAAGTTCAAGTGGTAATGGTTCATTTACAGGTACTTTAAGAGCTGATGGTAATGTGGACTTTAATGGTGACTTAGATGTCGCTGGAAATATAAATGCTACATCTTTGAATGTAACAAGTATTACATCTTCAATAGTTACTGCATCAATAGTTCAAACCGAAGGTTCAAATATATTTGGTGATACGATAGCTGATACACATTTGTTCAATGGACACATAACCGCAAGTGGAAACATAAGTGCGAGTGGAACAACTCATACACTTGGTAAAGTAAATATAGATGCATCAAATTTATATCCAACACCTGATAATGGACTAGCTTTAGGTAAAGTAGGTAATGAGTGGGCAGATTTATTCCTTAATGCAGGTGGAGTTATAAACTTTGATAATGATATGACTATAACACATTTACTTGCTGGTAATAATTTAGCAATAGCTGGTGGTTCATTATCAGCTTCAGGTGACTTTGGTGTTGGTGGAGACATAAGTGCGAGTGGAACAATAATTGGTGGTAATGCTACAATTGGTGGTTCGACAATTTTTGGTGACACTAACGATGACACACATCAATTTACAGGTTCTTTAGAACTTACTGGAAGTAATTTAAAATTAGTAGATAATAGTAGATTAATATTAGGTACGGGAAATGATTTACAAATATATCATAGTGGTACTAATACATTTATCCACGATGGTGGTACTGGTAATCTCAAAATATTAGCTTCAAATTTAGACATACAGGACGCAGGTGGAACTGATTATATAAAAGCTATTGATAATGGTGCTGTTACAATATATCATAATGGTAATGAAAAATTTCAAACTCAAGCTGGTGGTGTACAAGTAACTGGAAACATAACCGCAAGTGGTGACATAAGTGCAAGTGGAGTAATATCCGCTGGTGGTGGTTTTGATTTATCAACCACAATGACTAATGGTTCAAACAATAGAGTGGTTACTGCTACTGGAACTGGTGCTCAAAATGCAGAAGCTAATTTACTTTTTGATGGTTCATTATTAGAAATAGGTGGAAAATTAAAAGTATCATCACACATAACCGCAAGTAATAACATAAGTGCAAGTGGTGATGTAATCGCTAACACTGGTTCATTTAATGAAATAAACATACCAGCTGATAATCAATTTATAAGATTAGGTGCTAGTCAAGATTTACAAATTTATCACAATGGTTCAAACTCTTTCATTGATGATGCAGGTACTGGTGAATTAAGACTTAGAGGAAATACAAGAGTTAGACTACAAGGTATGAATGAAACAAATATGGTTTCAGCTATTCAGGGTGGTGGAGTTGCAGTATATCACAATAATGTTGAAAAATTTCTAACAACAGCTGGTGGTATTAATGTAACTGGACACATAACCGCTAGTGGAAACATAAGTAGTTCAATAATATCAACTGGTTCATTTGGTTCTTTAAGTTTAAACAACTTACCAACAACTGCAATTGGTATTCTAACTGGTAGTTTGTATACACTATCTGGATCTCAATTGGGAATGTCAGGCTCGCATGAAGGAAATGAAGCTAAAATACTTTTAGTTAAATAATTATGGAGAATAATAATGCATCATTTTATTTTACCAACACAAGATAGTTTCATTTCCAGTGGTTCATTATTAAGGGATAAAAACTTTGGTAATGATGGTATTCTTGAATTAAAAAAAGTTTTTCAACACAATTCTTTTGAATATCAAACACAAGCTTTAGTTAATTTTGCTGGAACAGATTTTACTGAAATGTCTAAATCTGTTTCATCTGGTGATATTCCTTCTAATGCTGAATATTATTTAAGACTTTTTGAAGCTGAAGGTACTTCTGAATTATCAGAAGAATATATACTATCAGCTCACCCACTATGGAAATCTTGGGTTGAGGGTTCAGGTAAATCGACAGATAATCCTAAAAATACAAATGGTGTTAGTTGGGAAAATAGAAATGATATAAAAAATGGTGGTGCAATTTCTTGGTCATATACTGATGGTGCGAGAGAAGTTGCAATAGCTGGTGATTTAGATTTAAATGGTGTTTCATTTGATGAATTTCATGTTGCATTTGGAAGTAGTTCACAACCTTTTGGAAATGTTACTAGTAGTAATTTTCTTGGAGGTAATGATAAAGATGATAAAGGTGGTGTGTGGATTAATAGACCAGGTTATATCGCTTCCCAATCATTTAGTTCACAGGCAACTGATGTAGAAATGAATGTTACAGATATGGTTAATAAATGGTTAGGTGGTACTATATCTAACTATGGACTGATTTTAAAATTTAGTGGTAGTCAAGAAACTGATTCAACAACTTTTGGACATTTAAAATTCTTTGCTAGAGAATCTCAAACAATTTTTCAACCAAAACTTGAAGTAAGATGGGATGACCACTCACCATGTACTGGTTCAAATACAGGTTCAATGAATGAATTAACAATGACTGGATTGGATGATAATTATCTTTATATGAGAAATTTAAGAAATTCATATAAAGAAAATGATAAAATTAAATTTAGAGTTGGTGCTAGAAAAAGATATAAAACAAAATCAGTATCAACATCAGTTCAATCTATAACTGATTCATATATAAGTGAAGGTAGTGGTTCATATGCAATTAAGGATGTAGCTACAGATGAATTTATAGTTCCATTTAGTGAGTATACTTTAATTGGTTGTGATAACTTAGGTGCTTATTTTAACCAATGGTTAAATGGTTTTTATAGAAATAGAGATTATAAAATTTTATTAAAATTAAAAACCGATGATGGTCAAGAACAAATATTTGATGATAATTTTAAATTTACAGTTGAAAGGAAATAGACTATGACACCTCAAGAAAAATTAGAATTATTATTAGATACAATAGCTGAAGCATTAATAGTAAGTGAATATGTTGATACAACTAAGGTTAATAATTCACAAAAATTTATTCGTAATGGTCAATTACAACAAGGTAGTGGAGCTGGTGTCTTGGCTCTTTTTCAAAAAGATATAAAAGCTAATGAAGAAGATTTAGTAAATTCAGCTACAGTTATAGTTGATGAATCAAATGTTCAACAAAATTTACAAGAGATAGCTAATAATCTTCTTCCATATCAATATTCAATTAATATTTCATCTGATGGAATTATTTCCATAGTAGGTGGTGGAGACTCTTATAATGGTTTTGATTTAACAAATTTATTAACAGATGTATCAACTAATAATCCATTAAATGTAAGTCAATTCATTCCATTAAAACGACAACAATCTAATGTTGATATTAATAAAGCTAATGAATTTCTTGATACAAATATATTTGAATTATTACCAACAGGGGATACACGACAATCAAGAATTGTTAGATTCTTTCAAGAATTAAACGCATTACTTCCACCAAACACACCTGAATTTGATTTAGATAATGATAATAGAGTTGATAGGGGGACTGATAATAATTGGACTGGTTCACTTCAATATAGTAAAGATAATAGTATATCATATTCTCAAGATAATCAGGATGGAAACATTGATGAAGAAGATGCATTTATTCATAGATTAAAATCAACGGCAAATGATACAAATTCAACAAGAACAATTGAAGATATTTATAATACAATACTTCCTTACTTGGCAGATATATTAGAAGATGAAGTTTCATTAGAAGACGATAGAACTGAATATCAAAATCAATCAAGTGGATATTTACAATTCAGAAACCCAAATCAAGGTATTATTATCCGTAATACAAACCAAGATTTTATTGAGGGATTAAATCCAAATAATCCAACTTATTTACAAACAGGTTTTACAATTACAATGTGGGTAAGATTTTTAGATAAAGTATCAAGTGGAACATTATTTAACTTTGGTAATCCATTAAGGAATGATGGTGATGATACTTCATTTGGATTCAGATTAGAAACTTATGTTATAAATGGTGATGAACAACCTGTTAAATCAAGTTATGGTGGACAAACGGAAGGTGAATATTTAGGAGGATTTGGCTCGAGTGGACAAACTTGGAAACAAATATTTCAAGATGGTTCTTTTAATGGTAATCAATTTGTACAAAGTGGAGGTGAAGTACCAAATGAAGGATTTTTCAGTACATCCAATACCGAAAGATTTGTTAGATTGGTTGTTAATGAAGGTACGGGAGTAAATAAAATTAGAGGTTCACATACAGGAATGCCATTTATGGCTAGAAGAAGAGGTTTACCTGAGTTTGGTATGTTTGATTATACGACAGATAATAATACACCACCATATGACCACGCTTATGGATTAATGACAAATACGAGAATACCTGAAGACTTTAATGAGTGGTATTTCATATGTGCTTCATATGACCCAACAATTCAAGAAAATGATTTATCAGATGTTGATTATGCATATGATAAAAATTATTGGTTAAATCATATTAACCCCTATACCACACCACCATCACTTGTAAATAAATCTAATTATGGAAACAAATGTAAAGTGGAAATCATATCACGAAGTGATTTATTAAGAGCTCGTGGTTTTAAGGTGTAAACTATGGCCTTATTAGGAACAACTACAATACATAATAATGAGGGACATTATAGCGCTTTTCCCAATGCGGGATTTAAACCTGGTTTTGATGATGGAAATAATAATAGAATAGTTTTTTCATCAGCAACAAACAGAGCTAGACAATTTAACTCATACGAATTTCTTGATACTAATTCTAATAGAAGAGATTCTACTAATCAATCCATAGGACATTATATCAATATAGAAAATGAATGGATGCAAATATATACTGTTACTTCCTTTCAATATATCCCTGTGCTTGGGAATATGTATCATCGTTTTGTTATAGAAAGAGATATTTTTAATACTTTAAATTATTCTACCTATAATGGTTATCCGGCTGGAACAGAAGTAAAATTTTATGATGAAATTCCTCAAGATGTTATAGACTTTTATGCAGAAGAAGCTATTGTTGAAGATTTTATTCAAGAGGAATCTCAAACTTTTAGACAAGAAGAAGAATCACTTAATTTTGGTATTGATGGTTATGAGGTAGAACAAACACTATTAAATCCATTTGACCCAATTAGAGGAAGAGATGTAAATATTTCTATTTTTCAAAATACAAATCAAGGACTTTTAGATTCAAATCAAGATGGAAGAATTGAATTAGGTATGTATTCATTTAATGATGATAATTTGGCATCTAATAATTTTCCAAATATTTTATCTTCACCATTTATACCAATTACGAAAACAAATATGGTAAACAATGGTGATTGTAAATTTGTTGAAAAAGCTTATTACGAAGAAAATGAGATACCAATTATTGTAAAACCTGAAGGTGATTGGAGATTTTTATCTTTAACTGATATAGACTATCCGATATGGATAGAAAATTATACGGATGAAGATGTTCAAGGATTTACTGGTTATGGTGGGAGATATGCATATGTTCCTTTATCATTAGAATTAGATGATACTGCTGGCTTTAATTATTGGGGAAATGTAGAATCAATAGCATCTGGACAAGATTTATCAGAATTTCTTTTAGGTACTCGAACCACCCAGCAAGCTGTTAAAGACGCACTCAATGGTTTAGGTGGTTCTTCTTTGAGTAGTTTAAGAAATGGATATAGACTTTCATTTGGTACAGATTCACAACCAGTACCACATATAGCATCTTGGATAATAACAGATGAAGCTTATTCTAATAGTAGATGTTTACAATTTCAGAATTTTAGTATGTGGAATGCTTCGGAAGTATTTAATTATACACGAAATTATAACCCCCCTCAAGAAAAATATCCTTTTAATTGGTTATTAAAACCAGAACATCGACAAGAGGGTGAAATAATTTCTGAAAATTATTCAAATACAGATGTGATACAAGACAATCAATATCGAGTATTGAATCAAGTTCAAAAAATTTATGATAAATTTTATGATAATCCACTTAGTCCATATAGTTCATTAAAGATAAGATTTAAGATGAAAACTGTAACTGTTTTCCCACCAGGTAATTCAATTAATAACGAAGAAGACAAAGCATTGTTTGAAGAAAATCCATTAGATGAAAGTTTAGGATATGCACCAATGGTTGAAATTGGTATTTTACAATCTCAATTTGAAGAAACACCTAAAACAGGTGTGATAGGATTACCTGATGAATTAGCTGGGGAAATTAGATTTAAAGCTCCTGGTAATTTTAATTCTCAAAGATATTTTAATGGAGATACTTTCATTAATAAAAGAGAATCTGAACTTGGTGGTATGTCAAGATTTCAAAATTCAATTATGAATGAATGGGAAACATTTGAATTTGATTATAATCTAAGAGAAGAACATAACAACAGAGGATTGATTTATAATGTTCCGTATGGTGGAGTGTTTGATGATTTAGAAAACAATGGTCCTGTAGAAATTATGTTAAATCATAATTCAACAACATCAGGTCTTCCAGACCCTAATCCAGCTGAAATATACTTTAAAGTTCCAGGTTATCAAGATGACGATACAGCAATAGATGGGGACAGATTTCATATGGTTTCTCCCAGTGGAGTGCGTGTTTCAGTACAACATGGAGAGAGAGGTACTACAGATTATCAAATTGTAGCAAGTGCTTTAGGTGACACTGCGGGTAGTACAAATCAAACAACTGGACTTCAAGATGATGGTATCTTTTTAGAAGCTTATCTAATGTATATTGGTAGTTTGAATTTACCAATGCAAAGTAGTTTAAGTTATGGTAGTACTGGTGATACATCACAAGCTGATATGGTTGTTGCGTATTGGGATGGTGAACGATGGAGTTATGATAATAATGAAGGATACAGCACGAGTAGATATTTTACACCAAATGCGGAGTGTTTTATTATAGGTAGATTATATCGTGGTTCTGTTGATGATGTAGATGGTATTACTGGAATAGACCAATACATTAATAATGAATCTCAATTTCCAACTGGTGGTGTGGGTAATTTATTTTTATTTTTACAATCTGGAAATAACTTTCAAGGTAGAGTATTGGTTGATGACATTGAATGTATTGAATCATATGAGTTCATACCCGAAGTTGATGTTAGAAAAAAATTATCTGTAGGTAAATATGGTATAGCTGATTTAACAAAATATTATGATAAAGATATACAACCTAATGAGTATAAAGACTCACAAGCTCCGTTGGAAGCTCAATTTTATTTTTATCCACAATATACAACTAATGAAACATTTGTGGAAAGATTACCTATTTATGAAGATTTTAAAAAAGGTAGATTTTATATTTATGATGTGGATTGGGGTGATGGTTCAATTAATGAATTTACATCAACACCTGAACAAATAGATGAAGACACGGCATTATATCACACATATGAAACCAATGGTGTGTTTGAAGTTACTGGAATAATGATAAGAGTAAAAGTTGATGGTGATGATAATATAGTTGGTGTTGCTCATAATAAAAAATTTAGATTAAGAATTAATGTAAATCCTGGATTGGATGAAGATTTTAAATATTTTGGAAGTGATGGTTATTCATTTATCCCATTTCAAAATACTTTACCAATCATAGGTGGAATATCAGAACAAAGTAATTATTATAAAACAATAAAAAGACAACTTGGATTTTTAGATAATGAAAAGATAAGTATAGAGTTTAAAAATAAAAGTGATAAGTTGAAAACTGAATTAGCTCTTTTAAAAATGGAAAACCAAAGTGATTCTGATTTAGAAGTGTTACCAAATTATATGATTGAAAGATATTTAGATAAAAATATTCAAGATAATACAACTAAAATAAACAATGGTATTTCACCAATTAAAGAAGAATTAGGAAAAGGTATTGGTGATTGTGATATAACAACTGTAAAATATTACAATGAACCAAAATCAATTTGGGAAATGTTTGGATTTGAAGAAACAGATTTACAACAAGTAGGTAAACCTGATGAACCAAGATATTGGAAAAACATCATACCTAAAGATTATTCTATTTATAATAGAGAAGGTTTGGGTGAATATTTAATAGATATTTATTCGGAACAAGAATGGTTGAATAATTCATACTATCCTGTACTACCAAGATATGGTGCTGATGGTTTTTTTATAGATGGAAATTTTCCAAATGATAAAATACCATTTCCATCTAATGGAGATATAACTAATGAAAATGAAAAAGATGAAAGCTTATCAATTAATTTAATTAATAATAAAATAGAAGTTGATGTAATAAATGATAATAGTGGTAATAAAAACTATGGATTTTTTATACAAGATTATAAACCAGAATTTGATGAAAAAACATTAAGAGTAAAAAAGAATAAACAGAGAAACATATTTAAATCATCTAAAGTAAATGGGGCATTTTAATGACATTGAAAAGAATAATAAATGATAAACCCAAAGTTGGTGATGTAAGTCAATATAATTTTGATAATTCAGAAACAATCTTTGATTATAAAAATTCTACTGGTTTACCCAAAAATAATGATAAATTTCAAAACAAAGATTTGTTTACAAAATGTGTAGGTGATGAGTTAAATAATGCAATTATTGAAAGAAATTTAAAATTTCAAGGTGACCCATATATTAAAATTGAAAATTTATATATTTCAAATGCTGGTGTAGATGGTACAGTAAAAAATAATCACGTTGCTGGTTGGATATTTTCTCAAGAAGCTTATGGTGGTGACCCAACAAAAGATGGATACAGTACAGTAAAAAGTAAAATGACAGACGAGTGGAAATTTTATTCAGAAGGATTTAGTAGTAAAGGAGAAGGAACAGATATTGGAAACATTACTGGTGTTGAGGGTACTTCAATAGTTTCTAATTTTGGTGTAGAGGCTAGTCAAATCACATTAGGTGATTTTACAGGAAAAACTATGGACTTTAATAATAGTAATGGTTTAGATGCTTTTGAACTTAGTAATCTTGAACCATCACCATCTCAAACCAGTATATTTAATGAACAACAATACAATCCTATTTATATTGTTATTTATACGAGAGGTGATAAAAAAGTAGCATGGCCTGTTAATACTGATTCTAGAAAGAAAAAATATTCAATTTTTAAAATATCAAGTGATGAGTTGTTTGAAAAAATTGGTACTAATTATGTAGGTACAGTGTACCAAAATAATTTTACTAGTCCTACGAAAACAAGAACTGGTGAAGGTGGAGGTGGAGCTCAAGCGTCTGCTTGGAAAGTAACTTCTTTACAAATATCTATAAACACAACAGCAGGAGTTAAAAATAATTTTTCTGATGTTGGAAATTATCAACAATTTATACCATTGGTTTTACCAAGAACTAAAATTAATGAAAATAGTTTTAATAGTATTGAATGGTTAGCTAGTACAAATCCACAACTTCAACTTGATAATTCACAAGACGCTGATTATCCAAATACAAACGCTAGTAGAGGTGAGTATAGACATCCTGATTTTATACCTTTTACATCATTTGGATTTAGTCAAAACAATTCTTTAGGAGAGACTTATGTTGATTTACAAAATTATAATTATGACGTTACTTCTATTATGAAAGCATCAAGTCCATTAAATGTTACTTTTAATATTGATGTTAAAGGAATAGATGGAGATGATTTAAAACATTATGCATCTTATGAAAGTTATCCAGAGCTTTTTGATGAAGAAGATGCAAGTGATTATGATATAGGTAATAGTGGTGACCAATTATTCTACTATTTTGTAATTGATTGGGATGATGTAGAGGATAAATTTAAAACACTTAACGATTGGTTGGATTCAAGACCAGAAAATAATTTTGATTACTTAGAAAAACAAAATCAAAATTTATATAAAGTAAGAAGAATAAATTATACACAAGGCACCAACAATGATTTATTGTCAAATGTATACACAACTCCTGGAATTAAAAATGTAAAATTTATAATGTTTAGTGTGTTTGATGGTTTTACATTTGATTATTCTTGGTCTCCAGATTTTGAAGTTGGAAGATGGAAACTTTGTACATCAAGATTTTATTTAGATATACCACCAAATCAATATCCTGATTTTTCTGATGTTGGTGGTAGTGACTATACAACATTACCTTGGCCCTTTACAACTGCAATAATTGGTGGTGTTAGTGAGGATTCAAAATATAAAAAAAGTATTCAAAATACATTAGGTGGTGGTAAAATTGGTGAGTTTGATATTGTTGATGAAAAGTTTTTAATAGATGATTTAGAAAATGATGAAATTGGAAAAAATATAGAAACAATGGATTTAGAACAATGTAGATATTTTAATAGTAGTTATGATATGAATAGATTATTAAATATATCCACTACTGAATTTTATACTGATATATCAGGTTCATCAACACAAACCACTGGTTATTGGGATGGTGAAACAAATAAATTTTCAGAGGAAAGTTCAGTCGGACAGATATTTATAGGTGATAACTCAGATTTAGATTTAAAACAAAGTTGTAAATTAGAATTAAATACTGGAAATATAACTAATAAATCTATTTTAGATACAAGTGGTAATTCAAATAAAGGATTGTTAATAGGTGATTATAAAGTTAAAAAAGTTAAAAAAGGCCAATCTATGAGAAGAGATTCATTTATAAAAGTTCCTAAAAAAGTTAGTAATAAAAACGGAGCACTGTAATGCCAGATTTTGAATTTGAATTTAATCAACAAGATAAAGATTTAGTTTTAAATCAAACTGTAGGAA